TTCAAGATCAGACAGTTCGCCTAGACCTTTTACTTGGGGCAGTGCTGCCGCGACTTTGTCAAATTCCTTGTAACTTTTCTCAAGATTTGCCTTTGTCTGTGGATCTAAATTTTTATTACTTGCAGTGCCGTTGGCCTCTTTAGTGGCTTTGTCCTTTTCTTTCTTGTCCACTTCCTTGAAGGCTTCTTTGACGTTTGGTAAATTCAGAATATCCTCTAATTTTTTTGTCATATTTTTATTTACTTACGTTTGCCGTTGTGGAACAACTGTTCTTCTGAAACTACCCTGAAGTGTATTCGCCTTTGTTTGGCATATGCACTAGCGGCCTCCCACTTTGCTGTGTTGATGACCACTTGCTTCTTCTTTGCCATACTTTTTCCCGCTCTTTCCATGCTTGTCTGTGCCATTGGCTTGACTTCGATCATCTCTGCGTGTTTCTTTCCGTTCTTGTCCATGTACACTATGAAGAAATCTGGAACGTACACTGTGTACTTGCCTGTGAAAGGATGCCTGTATGGAATCTTAATACTTTCACTGGCCCATTGATAAACGCTCGGATGTTCATCACACAATCTCATGAAGGCGTGTTCCCAACTAGACCTGTAGGTAGGAGTCTTTGTACCCACGTATTTCTCACTGTTCTTTGGAGAAAATTTTCCCTTTGCAAATCTTGGAAGCATATTAGTCTATTATATTTCTTGAAACGGTCTCTTTGGTATTGAGTGTTTGTCTCACACCTAATCTACTTGATTTATATCTGTTTGCATTCAATATTATTGTGACTAATTCTGAGAGTTGAGCCGGATCGGCATATGTCAATTTGTCTAAAAGTTCTTGTGGGTTCACGTTGTCAATCTTTGCTTGTACCAGTATCACGTAGGCTGTGCTTTCAGCGGATGTCCTTGAAAACCCTCTCTTGACGAAGAAGGCAACGGTGCTGTCATATTCTCCCACGTTGAATTGATAGTCTGTCTCGTAATCATTCGTAGTAAGTTTCTCTATTGTCTTATCCAGGTTGTCTTTCTGTCTAGGTGGTAAGTTTGTGTAAAATTCAGTCATTATAATGATGCTTTCTCTGTTGCGATTGAAACGTTTTGTGTGTTTCTATCTATCTTTATAAATCCTTCTGTCACAAGTGTCCTTATGTCTGTGATTGCTTTGTTCCTGTACACAGTTTTTACAGTGTCCGAACTGGCTGTATACTCAACATCTGATTCGGCAACTGTGAGGTCATTACGGGATCCAATATCTTTGAAATAGATATACGATGCAATTTCATCTTTGATTGTTTCGTCTGTGGTTATCAAGTTGTATGACTCTTCTGCTGTGAGATTATTTGTTGTATCTAATGTTGGTGTTGAGATTACTCTGGTATCGTTTTTCTTTTTATTATCACTATTGCTTTTTGCGACTGCCACCGCCGCACCTGTGGCCACTACTGCTCCAACTGAGAATGAGCCAACCGGATTGGTTATGGTGCCTGCCTGTTTGCCCACTTCCAGTATACCTTCTTTGGCTATCCCTTTAAGTTCCTCTTTCACACCAGATTTCTTGATCTTCTTAGCATTGTTGTATGTGTTGCTGGCGGCTAATATTGCTCCCAATATATTCCCGCTCTGTACATTTCTTATCACAGAACCTACACCGTCGACAACGCCACCTGGTCCGAATATGCTGTTGGTTCCTCCACCTAGCACAGTCAGTGGTGAAGGTTCTTTATCGTAATGAATTGTTGCAAAGCCTGGCACGTTATTTCTGTTTATAATTCCCGATTTGTATATTACAGTTTCATAAAAAATTTGCATTGTATTCTGTAATACTCCTGCCCCGTCGGCCTGGTCGAGGTTGTCATGACTGAATGATCCTATCACAGGATTCACTAGTGTCATCGAGGTAAACCTCTGTTTGTGAAGCACAAATATTTCTATGCCTTTCAAGTAAGGTTTTTTTCTAACGGCCGGGGTGTCTAAACCAAACTTTGTAATTCTTTTATTGTTGATGCCATCGTAGTAGTCATCTTTAGTAGTCGATATAGCAAGGTCAGAATTCAGCGACACAGAGTCGGCAATGTGATATTCATAATACTTCTTCCAGAAAGCATTTACTGTGTCTGCATGGTCATCATGGAATGTTATGGTAACTGGGTCATACTGTATTCTTGTTGCTGTATACTGTTTCTTGTTGTATTGTATTTTTTCCTCAAGGTTCATTCCGTATTTTGGTAATTCAGCACTCTTGACAAGCATATTGAGTTCGTACTTCTCATTAGAATTGAAACCGTTGTAGAACAATGTCTCGTCTGTGTTAAAAACTGTATGGAACAGAAACTTCTGTTTGGGCATCAACTTGTAGTTGTCGTCTATGTACAATCTAGATGCGTGGCGGTAGTCCTTCATTCCGGGAAGACCGTCTTGGAAACCTTGTAGGAAGTTGTTAATGCTTGGCATATGCGTATTTATGGCCACAAAAAAAGCGCCATATAAAGGCGCTTTTGATGTTTATAATTGCTAACTTAATTCTTATTAACCACCTGTACTCAAAGTACCGATAGTTCTCGCAACTGCTGTGCCAATTCCAGTTCCTGTTGGAGTTTGGATCGCGTTGTCGTATCTAATTGACATAGTGATAGTCGCTGGGTCTGAGGTTGCGTATGCTAGTGAGTTGTAGTTTACGTTTTCTACATATGCACCGTATAACTCAAATGTTTCTAACACATTTGGTGCACTTGCTCCGTTACCACCGTCTAACATTTCGATTCTAGTTGTGAATTTGTAGTCAATACCAGATGCCGCTGAACTCTGTTCAAAGAAGTCGAATTGCTTCTGTATCTGCTCACCAACCAATTTAGTCACAGAGTTGTTTACGTCATCTCTCAATGTGATTGTGATTGCTTCCCAAGTGTGTTTACCTGCAACGTAAACTTTTGAGTTGTACACGTCCAGTGTAACGTTGTCAAAAGATAATTGTGGTCTTGTTATGTCCACCACTTGTTTGGTTAGTTCTGATCTCGGTGTTGATACTCCAAAATTTTCCAGTATCGCTCTAAAACGATATTGTAGTTTTGGCATCAACAAGCCTTGTGATGCTGAACTCTGATCGTTTGCTAAAGGTACTGTAAATTTTGATAAAGTTGATATTGCCATCTGTTTCTCCTATTTATTCAAAATTAGTTCCCCAATTTTGCTATTTCTCCTGTGTTTTTGATTCTCAACGGTATGTAGATAAATTCAACCGATTTCACAGGTTCAATCGCTATGTCCACGTACAGTTCGTTCCTGTCAATCCTTGTAGCAGTGTTGTTTGTGTCATCACAAACTACTAGGAAGTCATATAACGCTCTTTGACCAACAAGTTCTAGCAAGAATGATTCAACTGCTTGTTTGATCTCATTCCTTGTTAACTCATCGTTTGGTTCAAAGATGAACGGTTTAGCAATGGCATCTAGTTGTGTTCTTAGATACACTGCCAATCTTGAAACGTTGATTCTGTCTAACGCCGAACTTGCTGTCGTCTTAGTCAAGTTACCGAAGTTTACGATACCACCACCTGAGAAGAAAGTGATTGGGTTCACTTTAACATCGTGCATTGAATCTCTCACTGACTCCGTTACAGATATTGTTTCGAATTCGCCACTTGCACTGTCGATGTATCCAACTGCTGTTGCATTGTCAACAACACCTCTTCTCGTACCTGCTGGTGCGAACCAAGGGAATGCCACGTTGTCGTTGTTTGCTAACACTCTTGTTATCATGTGACTTGGTGGTACAACAATGCTGTTGCCTGAGTTGTCAGTTGTGAATCCTGATGGATAAAACACACCCAAGTAATCACTTGAGCTCACAAGTCCGTCTTCACCGTTATCAGTTGCTGAAGCAGAGTTGTTTGCCCAGTTCTGTATCGCTGTTGCGGTGCCTTCCAATCTCATTGGAGTGTCACCGATTACGAACGCTGTGTTGTTCCTGTCAGTGTTCAAGTTAATCATTTCTTGCATCACTTCTGGGTATCCAGGACAAGCAATCACGTTGAAGCCTCTTTGGTCTTCTCTGATCGCTTGGTTAGTAGCAATCTCAGATTTAAGTTGTTGAACTATAACTTTTCTCTGTGCTTTTCTACCAAAAGTTCCCGAACCGTCTGCGTTGTTTCCTGATTTAGTAACCCATCTGTCTGGATAGTAACCAGAAACAGATTCGTTGTTGTATCTGATGTTACCTAATCCTGATGAGCCTGAACTTGGATACTTGGCAGTTGTGATGTAACTGTTTTTGTATTCTTTAACATTGTAACCACTTCTTCTAGTGTTCCAAAGCAATATACCTTGTGGGTAAAGTGCTGGATCTGGAGCATCTGGATCTAAGAAGTCGTTGCTTAATAAGTTCTTGATCGAACTTGGTGTACCAGCCTGTGTGCTGTTGTTGGCATTCCTATCTGTTGAAGTGTGCCATCTTGCATCTGCAAAGACCACACCGTCTTCAGTAGTTTGATCTGCCTTGTCAACAAGTTCCCACGCCGCACCTGATGTAGTCACTGCCACTTGGTTGGCTGTGTTTGTTGATGTAAGCGTTGCTGATGTGTTGTACTTGTAAAGTTTTGGATAGTTTTCTAGGTCACTAGTGTCGATCCATAAGTCATTGTCTACTAATGCAGTGCCGTCTGACTGTTTTGTAGGTGCAGTTGCACTGAACTGTGGACCATTTGGATCGGTCGAGCTGTAAACTTGTGCGTAACCTTTCCAAGTTGTTCCGTTGTGTACCATGATGTCTGCTTCGTCGATCTTGGTGTCATACCATAATGTACCGTCTGCAGGCTCATTAGTTGGTGCACTTGTAGAAGCAGTGTAACTCAATCTCTTCCAGTTACTTGCCATAACTTCGTTACCCACAGTCGAGTCTTCCGATTCACCTGTTGGTGTCACGTATAAGTTGTCTACTAATGTTGAACTGTTGGCTGTGAAAGTTCCATAAGCGTGAGCGTCACCTGTACCAAATCCTGCATCATCAAGTGGAGTTCCTGAAGTGTTGTTCATTCTGAACTCTCCACCTAATTTGTGTTTGATTTGAATAGCACCTGCGAATTCACCTGTGCTGATTATTGATGCCTCTAGGTTTACAAAACCTGCGGCTGTGAACGCTGTCACAAAGTCTTCAGCATCTGCCAACGTTGAACCATCACCGGATTGTACTGTAACTGTTTTTGCAGTTGCCAATGCTTCCTGGTTCTTGATTGATTCTCTTACTGTGAATGTCTCGTTGTGTGTGAAACTTGGGTAAGTTGTTTTTGATGATATCACTGTTGCTCCACCCTCGTATCTGAACAGTTGGAAGTCACCCACGTTTGTTGTTGTGTCGGTCTCGTCTGTGCCTAGTCCTTGCTCAGTGATGTTGAATTGTGTGTACAAGTCACCAACTGATAATCCTGTTCCACCGTTCGCTGGATCTAGGTTGTAGATCGCGCTGTGGTGTGTTGAATGCAGTGGTGATGATACTGTTGAAAAACTTCCTGATGCAGAACTGTAAAGTTTAGCAACAATGTTAGCGCCTGAGTTGGCACTTGTTGTCTTGAACCAAACTGAACCGTTAGGTCTGTCTTCGTCGGCAGTCTTCCAAGTAGGTCTGTTAGTGTGTTTCGCTTGTAGGAATTTTACACCATTTTTTAATCCTGCTGTGATTCCTAGTTCAGCAAGTACACCATTACCTTCGCCAAATCTTATAGTGTTTGCACCACCAGTTGAATCTCCCGTTAATAAACCGTTATGGAATATCTCTAGGTTTCCTGTTGTGCTGTTGACACTCGCTGACACGTTTGCCACGTTCGTACCAATTGCAGTTGCAACATCAGATAGTGCTGTGCCGCCCGGTGTGATTGTAACATCGTTGATAACGAAATTGTTACCACTTGTTACTGTTGTTCCTGACGCAACTGTTACTACAGGTAATGATAAGTGCCAAGCACTTGAACCAAGATGCACCCAAGTGTTGCTTGAAGTTTTCTTGTAGATCTTGTTTGAAACGTGTGTAGTGTTGATAGCGTAATCACCTTGTGAACCAACTGAAGTTTTTGGTGCACCTGTTGACACGTTACCTACCAGGTCAGTAACTGCTGTGATCAACGTTGGTGTTTTCGCTGTAAATTTTTGATCTGTTTTGCTCCACTCAAAGATACCATAACTGCTTGATGCAAGGTCAAACCAGTATGTGCCATCTGTTGGATTTGCTGTTGGCGAGTTGGCACTTCCAATTAGGTCCGAAGTGTCCACGTTTGCTCTTAAAACGTATGCTCTGTTGGCAACTCCTAAGAATGAGTAAGC